TCAGACAGCTACTAACGTATTTTATTTAATAGAACAGACTGGTTTAGGTATATACTATGATGCCTATAAAGAGCTTTTTAATCCTAGAGATATAAAATATAATACAGTAGATAATAAAGTATTAACATCTTACAATTTATACAATGCTACATCTAGACCCACTAATTCTTTTAATAGTGTTAATTACGCTGCTATTCCTAAAACGGCACAGCATCGCAAATCCTTCAAGCCGACGAACGACTTCTATGTGGAGTTTGATTTTGACGGCTATCATCTTCGTTTATTGGCTGAGCAAATTGATTTTGGGCTTTCGTCTGAGTCTGCCCATAAGCAGTTAGCCAAGCTTTACTTCGGTAAAGACGAAATAACCGACGAAGAGTATAACCAAGCCAAGCAGATTAACTTTCAAGCGATATATGGTAAGATACCTGATGAGCATAAAGATTTAGAGATCTTTCAGAAGATACAATCGTTTATAGACCACCTATGGGTTGAGTTTGAAGGCTTAGGTTTTGTTGAGAATCCACACTCACGAAAACGTTTCACCGAAGAGTTAAAAGATATGCATGCACAAAAACTTATGAATTATATGATGCAGTCGTTGGAAACTTCAAGAAACGTTCTTATATTAAAAGAAGTATTAAGATATTTGAAAGATAAGCAAACAAAGATAGCTCTATATACATACGATGCAATTTTGTTTGATTTTAGTAAAGAAGACGGAAAAGAAACTTTACAAGACATAGAGAAGATTATGTCGGAAGATAATAAATATCCAGTAAAGTTTAAGTTCTCAAAAGATTTAGTTTTATAACATAGTTTGATATTTATATATGGAAGAAGTACTAGAAATAAAAAGGTTTGATTACGACATCGAAACCTTTTCCTATAATCTGGATATGAGTAATAAACTATTTTGCACCTTTGCTACTGAAGAGACTTTAGAGGAAGTTTTAGGTGAAATTAAATCCCGTTACAAAATCATCTATAATAAAATATTTGTTTTGTATTCTAAAAGTCAAGACGAATATATTTGTACTTATAATGTAGATTTCGGTAACGTTTCAAACTTTATAGAGAATACAATCTTGGTTCATAGAAAAAAAGAATCAAATACACTCTATACTATCAATGCTCTTAATACTCTAATCAAAGAACTGAACAATGGCGAGTTAGATACCAGCTTTAAAGTAAACTGGTCTGATTATCGCAACTGTGTACTACTCACAAAAGGAGCTGAACTCAGAAGAATCAATACAAAACTTTTTAAGATTCTAGAGTTGGAGAACTAAAATATAGTTCTTATATTAATAATAAGTTATAAATTTTTTAAATAAGTTATATGGACATTAATGCTATCCGCGCAAAACTTGATGCGTTAAATAACAATAATCAGCAGAGAGAAAAGACTGATTATTCTACCATCTTCTGGAAGCCAGAACTTGGTAAGCAGACAGTACGTTTGGTACCTTCTGCATTTGATCCTACCTTTCCATTTAAAGAACTAAAGTTTCATTATGGGATTGGTAAGTACCCGATGGTTGCTTTATCAAACTTTGGTAAGCAAGACCCTATCGAGGAGTTCGTTAAAGAACTAAAGAAGACATCCGATAAAGATAACTGGTCACTAGCCGGTAAGATCTCACCTAAGACTCGAATCTTTGCACCCGTAGTAGTACGAGGTGAAGAAGATAAAGGAGTCCGTCTATGGGGATTCGGAGTAACTATCTACAAAGCTTTACTAGCACTCATTGCCGATGAAGATATCGGAGACATTACAGACGTAATTAATGGATGGGATCTAGTAGTAGAGCAAGTACAGGGTAACCCTTATCCTGAAACTACTGTTCGTATTAAGCCTCGTCAAACTGCTTTATCAGATAATAATGATCAAGTAGATACATGGTTGAAAACTCAACCTAATCCAACAGAGGTTCATACTCAATACGATTATGAGTTTATTAAGAAACAACTTCAAAACTATCTCAACCCAGGTTCTGTAGAAGAGGATACTCCGGCAGCAGGTGCTTCAGTTGAGACCAAGCCAGAAAGCTCAAGTCCTCAAAAGACTGACTTTACTTTAGAAACAGCTACTGCTGGCAATAAAGATACAGTTAGTAAGTTTGATGATTTATTTAATGAGTAATGGCAAAGAAAAAAGAAGTTCAAGAAAGAGCGACCGCTGCAGTCCGTAAGTCGTTTAATTTATCTAATTTTAAAAAGAAGAAAGGTTTTTCGAATGCTTCTGTGAAATTCAAGGAGCAGGGATGGATACCATTATCTAAAGCCTTTCAAGATATAACTTCCTTACCCGGTATTCCTACCGGACATATCACTCTTTTGCGTGGACATAGTGATACGGGCAAGACAACTGCCCTACTTGAAGCTGCGGTGAATGCTCAAAAAATGGGCATTCTCCCGGTCTTCATTATCACTGAGATGAAATGGTCTTGGGAACATGCTAAAGAGATGGGATTAGCTTTTGAGGAAGTTAAAGATGCAGATGGAAATGTACAGGACTATGAAGGTCATTTCCTTTATGCCGATAGAGGACAGCTGAATACTATTGAAGATGTAGCAGTTTATATTGCCGATCTTATGGATGAGCAGGCTAAAGGTAACCTACCTTTCGATATGTGTTTCTTCTGGGATAGTATTGGTTCAGTACCTTGTGACCTTTCAGTACGTTCTAATAAGAACAATAACGAATGGAATGCAGGAGCTATGTCTACCCAGTTCGGTAATAATCTGAATCAAAAGATTCTTTTGTCTCGTAAAGAGAACTCTCCTTATACTAATACTTTAGTAGCTATTAATAAAGTCTGGACTATGAAACCAGAGAGTCCTATGGGACAGCCAAAGCTACAGAACAAAGGAGGTATGTCGATGTGGTATGATTCTACTTTAGTTATTACTTTTGGTAATATTACTAATCCAGGAACATCTAAGATTAAAGCTATTAAGAACGGTATGCAAGTAGAATTTGCCAAGCGTACTAACGTTCAAGTTGAAAAGAACCATATTGGAGGAGTACAGTCTCGAGGAAGAGTAGTTATGACCTCTCATGGATTTATACCAGATGATAAACGTGCAATCGATAAATATAAAGATGAGCATAAAGACCACTGGTTAAAATTAGTTGGTTCTATAGACTTTGATCTTATCGAAGAAGGAGACCTAGAAGAAGATACAATAACTCCAAATCTTCTAGATTAGTGGCTTACGACGATATTCTAAAAAATTTAAAGCAGACCCCACCCCGATCGCTGAATGATCATATATTGATCATCGATGCAATGAATATGCTCATTAGATCATTTTCATTACTAAAAGCGATGAACCCCGACGGCCACCATATCGGTGGCCTGGTTGGGTTCTTAAGGTCTTTGGGGTATGTTACTAGAATATTCGATCCAACAAGAGTCATAGTAGTATGGGACGGTAAAGGAGGTTCTGCTAATAGAAAAAATATCAATCCTGATTATAAAGCACAGCGTGCTACCTCTCGTATTACTCATTGGGGTCTATACGATACTAAAGAGCAAGAAACTGAAGCTCTTATAGGACAGCTATATAGAGTACAGGATTATATTGAATGCTTACCCATACAGCAGTTAGGTATGGAAAAGTTAGAAGCAGATGATATAATTGCATACCTGGCTAAACGAGCAGGTGATGCAGGTAAGAAAGTTACCATAGTATCTTCAGATAAAGATTTCTTTCAGCTCATAGATAAGAATATAGAAGTATACGCTCCGGTTAAAAAGAAAACTTTTAACCATAGTAATATCGTAGATGAAATAAAAGTATTACCAGAAAACTATAATATAGTAAAAGCTTTACTTGGAGATCATTCAGATAACCTACCTGGAGTAAAAGGATTAGGAATTAAGACTATACTGTCTGAATGGAAAAGCTTTGCATACGATTCATTAGCATCTCTTCAGGATGTATGGGATCATTGTGAAACTCAGTTAGAGCAAGATAAACCTAAAAAGATATTTGCTAAAATTATACATAACTGGGATAAAGTTTTAACTAACTTTGAATTAATGGATCTACATAGAACTGTTTTAGATGAAAAAGAAATAAACTTTATAGAAGAAACGTTGCAAGATTCTATACCTGATCTACAGACAGGAGCTTTCTTACATCTTTTAGATCAAGATAAGATAGAAGGTATCACAAAAAATACTGAAGGTTGGTTAGATAACTTTAAAGGTTTAACAACAGTATCATGAAAAAGATAGTTTTAGTTAGCGGGTACTTTAACCCTTTGCATAAAGGACATATAGAGTATTTCGAAAATGCTAGAGCATTAGGAGATGAACTCTGGGTTATTGTTAACTCAGATTATCAAAGAGAGTTAAAAGGGTCTAAGTTTTTTCAAGATGAAAAAGAAAGATTAAAAATTGTTAGTTCACTTAAAGTAGTAGACTTTGCAACTATATCGATTGATAAAGATAGGACAGTAAGAGAGACTATTAAAGCAATCGTTCCAAGAATACCTGGTCCGCATCGTAAATTTATGTTCGGCAACGGAGGAGATCAAAATAATGATACTATTCCGGAAGCTGAAATATGTAAAGATCTAGGAGTAGAACTAGCAGATGGATTAGGGAATAAAATACAATCAAGTAGTTGGCTATTAAAAGAAAATTAATTATATTTAAACAAAGGTTATTCAATGACATTAAAATCGCTACAGCAATACGGGAAGGGGTTCCAACTAAAAGTACTAGGATCGTTATTGACAGATAAGAAGTTTCTTCTTAATGTAAGAGATGTTTTACATGAAGATTACTTTGATGCTGATACTCATAAATGGATTATCAATCAGATAACTCAATACTTCGATAAGTATCATACCACAGTTACTATGGATGTTCTTAAAGTAGAACTCCAGAAACTAGAAAACGAAGTATTACAGGTTGCTCTAAAAGAAGAGTTACGTAATTCATATGAAGCTTCTCAAGATGATTTAGATTATGTACAAGAAGAGTTTACAACCTTCTGTAAGAACCAAGAAATGAAGCAGGCTATTCTTAGCTCTGCTGATCTTTTAAAGCAAGGAGACTTCGATGGTATTCGTAATATGGTTGAGAAAGCTATGAAAGCCGGTATGGATAAAAATATCGGACACGAATATAACAAAGATATAGAAACCAGATACCGTACCGACTACCGTCCTACTATTCCATCTCCTTGGCCTATACTTAACGAAGGTATACAAGGAGGTTTCGGTCCTGGTGATTTAGGTATTGTGTTTGGTAACCCTGGCGGTGGTAAGTCTTGGACTATGGTAGCTATAGCAGCTCATGCTGTTAGTCTTGGATATAAAGTTAATTACTACACTTTAGAACTCGGTGAAGACTATGTAGGTAAAAGATTTGATTGCTATTTTACCGGGCACTCTATTGATGAGGTTAACAAACACCGTAAGGAAGTACAGACGTATGTTAATAATCTTAAAGGTAAATTGATAGTAAAAGAGTATGCACCTAAAAGTGTTACTGTTAATACTATTAAATCTCATATTCAG